TCATTTGACAAATCACTTCAAAAAGGAAAGCCAGAAGTTAAGTCAACAGTTAAAAAGGGCGAATTCTTCAAATAAGAAGTCTAAACAGAAATTACACGACGGCCCCTAAAGGGGCCGTTTCTGTTTATAGAGAAAAGCTTAAATACAATATATGAGATTGTTTGAAAAAGAGCTTAAAGATTATATCAAGTATCATACCGATCCGATTTCACCTAATTTATTAGACCCTAGAGTTTGGTACTTCCTTCCAGGTGGCGGAGACCCAAAACTACAACCTGAAGTTAAGACTCAAATACTTCAAGATATTGATCGTATAAACCAGGCTGAAGGTCAAGGCAACTTAAAAAGAGTCTGGGATTACTTTATGGTAGGACCTGTTTTAGATGAAAACTCATCAGAAAAATGTTCAATTAATATCCTAGTACAAATTAATAAAACTAATTTAGACGATATGCTAAAAGAAAGAATTCTTCAAACAATTAAAGATATTAATGGAAGACTAGCAACAGGCTCTCTTCACCCTATCTATTATATTCCTACTATTAGAGACTTAGATAAAGAAAGATATGCTGCTATATATCATCCCTTTACTGAGAAGTGGATTAAGAAGCCTAGATTCCTTGGTGAGTCGAGTTTTGACTTAGACGCCCTTCATAAAGATATTGACAAAAAAAGAAAGTTTGCAAAATACTCTCCTAAGAGAGGTCTCAAAAAATTAACTAAAATCTAATCATGCAAAAAGTCCGTTATCTCGATAAAAAAATAAATGATAACGAACGGTCCTTGGTATCTGGTTATTGGAAAGAACAGATAGATCATTACGGGGCCGAGGTAACTTATTATACCCATGGCTATACTCTCTCCACCCATTATTACCTTTACGGTGAAGATACTACAGCTACCTTTGTAAGTGCAGGACCTATGGTCATGTTCACCGATATCACTAATGATGCTATTATGCTTTCTAAGTTTGGTATTATGGCAGATTGTGACATGACTTGTGTTATGCATATTTCATCCTTCCAAGAAGAGTTCGGTCAGTATAGAGAACCTAAAGCAGGAGACTTAATTGAATTAAAAGAGTATGGTGGGTTTGGAGATAGACCAGGTGGCAGAGGAGCCCCGGTTTATGAAATTACAGAGCGCGATGATCAAAATTTACAATTTAATGCTAACTCTCTCATGGGGCATTATATCTGGGTTATGAAATGTAAACGTTGGGAATACTCATCAGAGCCTGGTGCACCCAAAGAAGAAAAAAATATTCAATTCAACGACGATAGTCCAGGGGGCCGTATGCCCGGCGGTGAAAATCCTGAAGAGCTAGTGACACCATATGAACAATCTAATGATGCGGCAGCTATGTGTATAATAGATGAAAATGCTAGAGATATTTCCGAGCCCTATGGGTATTATGGCGGGTTAACGGAACTATAAAGTTTCCAACCTTTTGAAGATAGTTGTTGTTTGTTAAGTAAGGCATTTATATCCACTTTTAATTCTCTCCATTCATAGCGAGTTTTAGCATTTTGTATGCCTGTTTTATGTGTTAGTAAAATTGGTTTTGAGTTGTAGTTATGATGCTTTTCTTTAAACTTACCCCACATAGCATTTTGAGATCCTTTTTGTGCGATTTTAGCTCGAGCTTCTAAAGTGTGAGTTTTGCCGTAAAAAGGATTGTTTATACCTTTTCGAGACTCTGAAAGCTTTTTGCAAAGCTCAGCAGAACGTTTACGGCCTATACGAGGATCTATCCAATCAGAGCCAAATATCTCTTTTGCTGTTTTACCTTTCCGGGGGCTTACCCAGTCTGGTCCATAAATTTCTTTTGCTGTTTTACCTTTTCTTTGAAGGGATTTTATACGTCTAGTTTCTTCTGAAACAATCTTACCCTTATTACCCAAAGAAACCTTTCGTTTATGTTCTTCTGTTAATTTTGTACCCTTGCGACTTGGAGGACAATAAGCTTTTTCAGCCATATTGAAACCAATATCATTATTCCAAGGCGTTAAATTATTTAAATATTTTTGTTCCAATAAAATTACTTCGTCTTGAGTAGTAGTTATTGGGCAAGCCTCAATACACTCTATTGTAAAACTGTTTTCCCCGTATTTGTTATAGGCTGCTTGTAGATGTTTGTTTTTGTGTTTGTTTTTGCGTAGTTCACTTATATGAACACGCATTCTATAATCTAATTCTATCGAGCTTCCAATATAAAATTTATTATTTGTTAAGCAGGTAATTTTGTATATACCTTTATTTGTTACATTGCCTTTAATATTTTTGACAATAGTATGTATCGGTGTTTGATTGTTTAATAGGTTATCCATAATTAGAGAGACGGGACAGCTCTTAGTTATCCAAGAGTTGACATATAGCTGTTACTATATGTCTAACCGTCCTTATTATTTATTCTCTGTTGATTAAATAATCAATATGAACGTATTGCCTCGGTATACCCCTGGATCTACAAATGCTAACCCTGTTATAGATTCTTATGATGCTCTTGCACAGCGTATTCGTAGACAGATGGGCGAACCATTAGTTAATGTAGAAATTGCTAATGAGCAGATTTATGATTGCATCGCACAGGCCATGGAGTTCTTTACTAAGTATGCTGGTTATACTGAGGAGTTTTTAGTGTTTGATTCTAAATTGTATCAAAGAGGTATAGGTATTAATGTTGCTACTTTAATAAATCAAACAGCAGAGATGTATAAGTCCGAAACACCTGGATTATCAGCTGGTTACGATTATGATATGAATTCTTATCGTAGAGTACTTGACTGCTTTGCCTTTACTTACGGAGAGACAACAGGTATTAATACCTTGTTTACTTTGGAGCAAGCTATGGCGCAGCAGATTTATTCCTCATACATGGTAAATGGAGGCTTCGGCTTCGATCTAATAACCTGGGAAGTTCTAAAAGGCTTCATAGACACCCGCAACAAAGTCTTGGCAATGACCCCACATTACCGCTTTGACCCTAAGAATCAAATTTTAAGAATTATACCCGAGCCAATCCCCGAACAAACATACATGGGTATTGTAGGATGCTATCTGGAAAAGCCTATCAAAGACATTATAAACGAGCGCTGGGTATACCGCTACGCTTTAGCCCTTTCTAAGATTACTGTAGGTAACGTGAGAGGTAAATATGGAGGCACTAACCTCTTTGGTGGTGGTCAAGTAAACTATAATGACTTTATGTCACAAGGTGTTGCAGAAAGAGATGCTTTAGAAAACGAACTTAAAAATACATATGAGGATGTGACAGGGGCCATGTTCTTTATCGGGGCTATAATGAAGACGTTAATACCAGCTGCAAGTATTGTTTTACCGTTTTTAAATGCATGTATATAATTCTTAAATAACTTTATGAACTTCAGCAATACCGTTTTAGAAATTTTAGAAGAAAAGAAAGCTCCAAGCTTATCAATCAAGCGCGGTGAAAAACTGCCTGTAAGTCGTGGTGGTGGTTTAACCGCTAAAGGCAGAGCGAAGTATAACCGTGCTACAGGTTCTAATCTTAAAGCCCCCGTAACCGGTAAAGTTAAAAAGGGTTCTAAAGCTTCTAAACGCCGTAAGAGCTTTTGTGCTAGAAGTAAAGCTTGGATTCCAGCTGGTGGCTGTGCAGGCAAAGATACAAGAGGCTGTGCAGCAAGAAGAAGATGGAAGTGCTAAGTTGTGAACCGTAAAAGAACATCTCAATTTAAGCAGGGCATATATCGCTGTCTAAACAGAGACAAATATAAAGGTAACGCAGATAAAATTCTTTATAGAAGCGCTTACGAATTAAAAGCATTTCGATTTATGGATCACAACCCTAATATTGTTGAATGGTCCTCAGAAGAAACTATTATACCTTATCAAAACCCTTTAACTGGAAGAGTTCATCGATACTTTGTTGACCTATATGCTAAAATAAAATCTAAAGACGGATCTGTTAAAAAATATCTTATAGAAATTAAACCCTCTATACAAACTTTGCCTCCAAAGCCCGGTAAAAATACAAAATCTCTTTTAAGACGTCAGGCAGAATATGTTAAGAATAGAGCAAAATGGGAGAGTGCTCAGCAGTATGCACTTAAAAAAGGAATGATTTTTACTTTATTGACGGAGAAAGAGCTTGGCCTATAATAAATAATACAATGAAACCTATAAAAACGTTCACATTTGGCTACGATATTGAAAATGTTAGGGATGTTCAAGATTATGTTTTAAACAATTATAAAAACAAACAAGACTTCAGAATATCTATTGGTTACGGAGACGATGTAATGAATAGTTTAGAAATATATAACCCTGTAATGC